GACTGGGGTGCGCTTTACCAGCAGGACCCGAGTACAGAAGAAGGTGCGATCCTCAAACGTAGTTATTGGAACCGGTGGGTTAATACCGAGCCACCAGAATGCGAGTACATTATTCAGTCGTACGACACAGCCTACTCTAAAAATGAGCAGGCGGATTTCAGCGTCATAACCACATGGGGGTTGTTCTACCCAGAGGGTAACTACTCCCAGCATGAGCTAGCTTTAGATGACACTGGGGCGCCGAGGGAGAGTGTCTTCAACGGGGATGAGTCTCATATTATATTAATTGACGCAGTGAAAGGTAGGTGGTCTTTTCCAGAGTTGAAAGATAAAGCTTACCAGTTGTATGACTACTGGCGTCCAGACAGTACTATTATTGAAGCCAAAGCATCAGGGACCCCGCTCGCGCACGAGATGCGTAAAACTGGGATCCCCGTTCAAACCTTCACGCCCACCAGAGGGAACGATAAGTTTACTCGGGTGCATGCGGTCACCGATGTATTTGCCAGCGGGTTTGTGTGGGCACCTAAGAACTCATGGGCCGATGATTTGATCGAGGAGTGTCACAGATTCCCTAATGGGAAGTTCGACGACCAGCTCGACAGCACTGTCATGGCGATTATGCGGTATAGAAAAGGTGGCTTTATTCGACTTATCACTGATGATGACGTAGACTTCACCCCACGATCACGTCGTTCTTATTACTAGAGTTTAATTATGCCTATCGAAAAAGAGTTATCCCCGTATTATGACGAGTCAAACGTTGACCCTGAAGCACCCGATATTGAGTTAGAAGTCAGTGACGACTTTGAAAGTGAAGTAAACACCATAGAGTATGCTGACGGTAGCGCTATGGTAGGGGAAGGTCTGAACGATGAAGAAGACGAACTACCCCCAATGGATCAGATACCACATAACTCGAATCTGGTTGCTTATTTCAGTGACACCGAATTAACAGAGATAGCTAATAAAACCACAGGGGCATGGGATACAGATAACGAGTCCCGATCAGAGTGGCGAGATACTTACATCAAAGGGCTTGATCTCCTAGGTATGAAGATCGAGGAACGAGATGAACCATTCAAAGGCGCCAGTGGCGTACATCACCCTCTGCTCGCTGAAGCAGTTGTTCAGTTCCAGGCGCAGGCTTACAAAGAGCTGCTCCCACCAGGGGGACCAGTCTCAACCAAAGTACTTGGTTCTGAGACCAAAGAACGAGTTGCTCAGGCCAATCGAGTAAAGGACTTTCTGAACTACCTCATAGTAGATGTAATGGAAGAGTACGATCCCGACATGGATCAGCTTCTGTTTAACCTGCCACTAGCAGGATCGGCATTCAAAAAGACATACTTCGATCCAGTTAAAGAACGCACCGTTAGTAAATTCGTAAGTGCTGACCACATTACCATTCCTTACCAAGCGACTAATCTGCAGGATACCCCACGTATTATCCATGATTTCTATATGCCTGGTAACACGGTACTTAAATATCAGGAGAATGGATTTTATAACGATAGCCATTTACCAGTCGCAGCTCAACCAGAACAAACCGAAGTGGAGAAGAAGGAAGCAGAGCTATCTGGTTTAACTCTAAACTACTTTGAGCACGACGAAGATTACCTTCTGCTGGAGTCCCATCAGAACCTGGACCATGAATTACTAGTCAGTCCCAAAGGAGTGGCGTTACCCTATATCATAACATTGGAGAAAGACTCAGGAACTATCCTGTCCATTCGCCGGAACTACAAAGAAGGCGACCCCCTGTATAATCGACTCGACCACTTTACCCACTATAAGTTCCTACCTGGCCTCGGGTTCTACGGTTTTGGTTTGATCCACATGATCGGGGGTCTGACGGCCTCGGCTACTGGACTGCTAAGGCAGCTTATAGACGCAGGTACTTTTGCTACACTACAAGGTGGCTTCAAGGCGAAAGGTATGCGTATAGAAGGGGAAGATGAGCCGATAGCACCTGGCGAGTTTCGCGATGTTGATTCACCAGGCGGAACCATTAAAGAGTCCATCATGCCGCTACCTTACAAAGAACCGAGTCAAGTTCTTTTCGCACTGCTTGGCGCACTGGTAGAATCAGGACAACGCTTTGCTAGTATTGCCGACATGCAGGTAGGGGACACGTCGGGCCAACAACAACCAGTAGGAACTACTGTTGCGATGTTGGAACGAGGAACTAAGGTTATGTCCTCTATCCATAAAAGACTACACAAAGCACAGAAACATGAGTTCAAGATCCTGGCCCGCCTCGTACACGAGAGCCTACCAGAAGATAAGCCATACCCTTATGCCACACAAGGATCAGCAGGCGAGATCGTAAAAACCGATTTCGATAATCGCGTGGATGTAATACCCGTATCTGATCCTAATATATTCTCCATGGCTCAGCGCATTATGCTGGCAAGTCAGCAGCTACAGATGGCTCAGGCAGCTCCAGAATTGCACAACGGTAAGGAAGCTTATCGTAGAATGTATGTAGCCATGGGAGTAGATGACATCGAAACTCTACTTAAACCTGACGAAGAGCCACAGGTACTGACTCCTATGCAGGAGCATAGACGAGTTTTCATGAACAAAAAACTAGAGCCGCTGCAACAGATGAACCACATGGCGCATCTTCAAGCGCATCTTACATTCCTGAAACATCCTGCGTTGCAGGGGAACTTCGAGTTCGCCGCTAACTTAATACAGGACATAGTAGGGCACATAGGTTTTATCGCAGCACAGCAAGCACAGCAGCAACAAGGTGCGGATGTGATGCAGATAGAAGCAGACTTATTCGATAAACTGTTACCTGAGTTTACACCTCCTCAGCAACAGGATCCTACCATCGCACTTCAACATAAGCAGTTGGATAATAAAGCGGTAGATGATAAAGAAAAGAATGCGATCAAGGTTGAAGATATTCAATCGAAAGAACGTATCGCAGATAATAAAACGGAAGGTGATATGATAAAGGTAGATATAAGTGAACGAATTGCTAAGACTAAAGAGAACCTTGGAAGCGTTAATAGAAACAAGAACAATTAAACTTGCTACTGGTAATGTTTCCGATTTTACTGTATATAAGCAGATAGTAGGTGAGTTACGGGGCATAAGCCTCGCTCTTGGTGAGATTGATGACATAATGAAACAATCTCAGGAAGACGAAGATATTTAACATCGAGTTAACTACTCGCAACCTTAAGAGGTAAGTATGAAGACAGAACCCGCATTAGGGTTCGGTTCCAAGCTGGGGGATAAAGTCCCTGACCTGGTTTTTAAAGACCGACCCGATAAACCCGTTATTCCCCAAGTTAGCCGCGAAGATCGGGCTAAATCCCAACTAGATAAACTACCCGTGCCAACGGGATACCGCATCCTAATCGTACCTTACAGTCAACCATCCGTAACCCGTGGCGGCATACAGCTCGCTGATGTTACCCTTAAGACAGAGGAACTAGCTACTACAATAGGTTATGTAGTATCACTGGGACCCGATGCTTATGCTGATCCTGATAAGTACACAGCAGGTCCGTGGTGTAAGGCAGGAGACTACGTAATGTTCGGACGTTATGCAGGTGCTCGGATCGTGATGCAGGGAGCAGATAATGACGATCTACCCTTCCGTATACTCAACGATGACGAAGTACTCGCTGTAATCCAAAGCCCTGAAGACTTCGTAGGAGTAAAATAATGGCTCGTGCAAAATTAAAAGTGAATGTTAAAGAAGATGGTGACGACCTGATTGACGTAGGTGACGAAAACGAATCAGCAGTAACTATTGAATTAGAAGATGAGAAGAGCAACGTTATCATTACTAAAGAGGACGACAACCCTAACGTTGATGATCAGTTAACCAAGGCAGACGGAACTGGCGACGAAGAAGACGATAGGACGCCCAAAGAACGTGCAACTGAGTACCAGGCCGACGAGGATAAAAAGCCAGAGCCGGAGAAAGAATATAGCGAGTCTGTTAAGAAACGTATTGGTAAGTTAACCTACGACGTACGAGAATTAGAAAGACGAGAGACTGCTGCTATAGAGTATGCTCAAAATGTTCAAAAAGAAAACTTAGCACTTAAAACTAAGCAGCTTGAACAAGATGGTGTATTCATCAACGAGCATAAGGGTCGTATA